CTTCTAATAGGTTCAAAGAATTGTTCACCATATTTTGCAATTTGTTCACTGGCTTGTATTAAACCACGTTCACCAGTACGTACAAGAAACTGACGTTTATCAAAAGGTAATCTATTAGTAGCTAAGTCTAATACAACATTCAAAAATCCTTTTATTGTAAAATTTCTAACAGGATAAAATGCTGTACTTGAAGTCTCAATCTGTTGTCTTAAACCTGCACCTTGAGAATATTCATAACCAGATTTTCCTTTATTTTTAAATGTACCATCAGGAGCTCTATTTATACGAGAATAATATAACATATAATTCTTTTCTTGTATATATTGACGGTCAAACTCCCAATCTCTATACTGTTGCCATAAATTAGTTTTTATAATAGAATTAGTTCTTGGATCACGTACTTGAATAGTAAATCCCATAGGACGACTAATCATATTTCCAGGAACAGTATCTTCCATACGTAGTCTTGTAAATAAATTCTTCATCTTAAATGGAGTGCTATATCTTACTTTACCACCCTTTTTAGATAAAGTACTTTCTACACCAGAATAAAGTTTACTAAATTTTGTACCAGGTAAAAGTTCTTCATAAGGAATAAACAATAAAGCATCACCTGTTACTAATTCACAATCATATACCCAATAAGATCCTTCAGGTCTTGCATCATCAAGTATTCTTATTTGATATTCATGTTTATGACCTTCTATAATATTTACATCGAAAAAATAAGCTTCTGGAAATACTAGTTGAAATCTACTATAATTAAATCCAGTTTTATCAGTAGGTACGATAGCTGTATTATCTATACGAGCTTCTATTAAAGGAACATTTTTTTCTTCTGAGTTCATCAGATCCCAGATAAAATCATCATCAGAATCAAGATAGATTGGAGTAGAAATACTTTTTAAGTAAGCTCCAAAATCTATCAAGTTATAGTTGCTAGCAAATACCATAGATGTCAAAGTAGATGCTTTTTGTGTTAAATTACCAAAAGCCGCAGATAAGTGATTCTTAGTTGTTAAACCTCCCCATTCTTTCGGTTGGTATTCTTGAAGTAATAGTTTCATTGATTTGTAATTTTTAAAAATTAAAGTTTAATATAATTAAGTATCTCAGCTCCAAGCTCATCAATAGCTGGCTTAGAACCCATTCGTTTCATATCATTTATTTTTACTGCATCTTCTATATCTTTAGAAAGTTTTTGTTTTCCTATAGATTTAAATGCACTAAAATCCTTAAATCCTTTTGTCATTATAAATGTAAGTGCAAAACCAACATCAAATCTTATAGGATCTTCCATTCTAGCTTTTATAATATCACTTACTTTTTCACCAGAAGGTAATGTATGATTTTGTTTAAAAAGAGAATCTAATGCTTTCATTTTTAACTCTTTAGTAATAGGTACACCATCAAAATCTTTTAATTCTTCTAAACTTTGTTTGAAAGAATTAATATATTCTTCTTCTTGTTTTTTTAATAATTCTTTCTCTTGTTTTTGTTTTTCTATAAGTTGTTGTTCATAATCTTCGTAATATTTTATTAGTTTTGGTAAAGCTTTTTTAGTTTTATCTTCTAATTTTTTCAAAGTTTTTAATTCTTCTAACTCATCATTTATTTCTTCATTATCAAATCCTTTTAATTTTAAAAATTCTTTATATAAAGTTTCTGATAAATCTTCAGTTAGATCTTCTTCGTTTATAGATTTAAGATATTCAATAGTTTTTCTATGTTCAACTATTTCATCAATATTAGAAACATTGTGTTTTAAATCTATTAAATCCTTAAAAGATTCTGGTATACTTTCTTTTACTTTTCTTTGTACTTCTTCATCTATAATATCTATTAAATCTTTAGCAGATTCTATTTTTCTATTTTTGTCAATTTCAGAGATAACTCCTTCCTCTAATAAAGTTTGTGCCATAACCCCAAAAACCGAAGAATCTTTCTTAGAACCAGAAGGAGTTTCTCTGGATGGTTCAAAATCTATTTCAAATATATCATCATCGGTTTCTTTCTTTGAAACATTCTTTTTTTCTGGAGATTCAGTTTCTTGTGTATTACTTTGTTCTTCATTTTTTGTTTTTATATCTTCATTAAGATCTTCTAACACAAAATCCTCAACTCCACTAAAATCTAATTCTTCATTCATAAATTAAATATTTTTTACATTACGCAAATATAATAATAAATTTCAATAAAATTATAAAAATATATCACAAATTTATATCCGTATATAATAAATTATGTAATATTTATATTTTTGATTATCATATATTCTGGGATTTCATCTTCTTTAAACGGAATATAACAATTATCATCATCAAGCTCAGCTTGTATATTGCATATTAAGAATAATTTTTTATCAGGATATAAATTTTTAGTTTTAAAATAAGGATATCTATCTAAATACCATGTAATATATTTTTTAGTTATTAATACTCCAAAACGATGGTAATTTAGAGATAAATCTGTATTATGTTTAAAACCACTACGTTTACTACAATGTTTTTCATTTTTAAAATAATGATAAGTAAATGTAAAATATCTTGAGTCTTTACCCATTAATTCTACAATATCTATTTCTGGTAACCAAGTGTCTATGTTATACATCCATATAGCTGGAAAATATTTAAATCCACGTGGTGGCATTTTAGCTTCTACTTCTATGTATCCTTTATTAATATTAATACATTTATGAGATGATATCAATCCTCCTGTATTTATTATATCATTTTCTTTATCTGCTTTTAAAAATATCTCATCATCTTTAATTTCTATATTTTGTTTTCTCCATATTAAATTACATTTTCTTGTATCAGATTCTCCACTCCAGGGTTCTCTATAATCAAAACCATATTCCCATAAATTCTTACCATTTATACTTATATATGGTTCATTTTTTAGATGAAGCTTTGGTTTAAATATTTTGTAAAATATTATATTTAGTACCTCAAATAAAGATAAATTATTTATTGTCATTTGTTATTTTTAGTATTTTTGTTATTTTCGTTATTTTTCATCAATTTTAATTTATCTTTTTCTAATTCTAAATTCAACATATCCACTTCTTTTTGAAGATTTTCAACATATTCTTTTAATTTAGCATTACGTTCGTTAATAGAAATATCTGTATCATTTTGCATTTGTTCTTTTAAAATATTCATTTGATAATCAAGTTCTATGCTTTTTTCTTTAAGAGCTAATTCTTTATCTTTTATAGCTAGCTGTTGTTCTAAAGCTTGTAATGCTTGATCCTGTTGCTGTTGTGCCATAGCAGCAGTTTGTTCTCTCATATTAATATCTTCTTCAATAGCTATATTTCTAATTTCTGCAAAAGATTTTGAGGTTAATATCTGCATCATGTTTTTAACATTCATGTTTATTTTAGAACCAAATTCTAAAGTTAATCTTTTTAACGAGTTTAAATCTTCTTTATCTTCATCTTCATCGGTAACAAATATCCCAAAATCTGATACAGATAATTGTTCATCATTTAAATTTATTATATAATTAGCAGCTTCATCACTTATATATTGTAATATAGAAGGATCATTTCTAGCACACTGAACAGTAGTATCTAATAATACTTGTATCGTTCTTAATATAGTCTGCATATGAGTATTAAATAATGGTTCAGTAATATGTGAACTTTGAGTAACAGATCTTTCTATACCTCCAACAGTTTCAGTATGAGTTATTTGACCTAATCTTTGGTCACTTACACCAGAAGAATAAGCTACCTGTCTTTCTATAAAATTTAAAAATAATATTATATGTTGTATATAATTTCCTATATCTGGATTATATATTTTACCAGTAGTATTAAAACTACCAGCTAATTTACCTTGTGATAAACCTTTATTACTTTCTTTAAAACTATCTACTATAATATAACCTTCTTCATCAGCATAATCAAACCATTCATCTAGTGTAAAAGAATCAGGAACTTTGGCTAAATCTACTTCTATCATAGGAGCTTTAAACTTTTTAATGGCTTTTTTTAAATCTCTTAATAATATAGAATAAAGATATTCATAATTTTTTAATTCACTATACATAGAAGTAGCTTTTTCATTATTATCCGTATATATTGTACCTACATATCCAGAACCATTAGTTATATAACCATTACTTTTTATCATAGGAACATCTCTAGCTTCCATTTTTACATATATATCATCTCTTATTCTTGTTACTTCATACCATCTATTTACCCAATAATAATCTACTTTTTCTCCTATATCTTTATTTGGTTTGTAAAATTCACTTACAACTTCAAATTTTCTTACACCATCTTCATTTATATAATATCTTTTACCAAGTTTTTCAAATCCTTTAAATACTACACGTGTAACACGTACTTCTCCATTATTATTATAATTACCATTAAATGCTCCCCAAAAACCATTACCTACATCAAAAAGTTCATCAAATCGAAAATTAGGATAAGTTCTTTGAAAATCTCCTGCAGATTGTCCTTGTAAATTCATATTATTATCTTTTTCCAATTTATCTATTTGTGCTGGAGTAAGATATTCATAATATCTATCTATAACTTGTGATAAAGGCATATAATTATCTTCTACAATTATACTAGCATCTTCTATACGATTACTACCTCCTAATCCAAACACTTTTATTGAAAATGGATTACATTTTCTATACACAGGCTTATTACCTATACTTTCTATACAATATATTTCTTCACCATATTTTAAAACATCTGCAAAACCAAGTGAAGCTTGTTCATATACATTTAGTTGTTTAATATAGAAATTTAATAAATGATACATCACAACTTCTAATATATCTTGTGATTCATAATTTTTAAACTTCATAAATTTAGCTACAAAATTATCTACATCTCGTTTATCTGGAAGAGGTTTACTTAAATCTACAAATTCCTCCATAGCCTTATTAAACATTTTATGTATTGTGTCTTCTTTTTTAGTTATAGCAGACTCATTTATAGCACGTACTAAGAATTTCTTTTTACGTTTTATAGATTCTCCTATTAATAAATTTATACGTGGTTTTATTATTGGAAAGTGCTGTATTCTAACATCTTTTATATCTGTTTCGTAATTATTAAATTCAGCAAAATTTCTAAGATCTTCTTGGTCTATCTCACCATGATATAATTTTGCTATTATCAATTTATCGTTTAAAGACATACGTGGAGTTCCATCATAATCAAATTGACATAACTCTATAGCTGCATCCGCACAATCTTTAAAAAACTTTTTATTCTTTAAAGATGCACTAATTTTTTGTCGTGGAAATGTTGTCATAATCTATATAAATTTATTTTAGATCTTTTTTTACCAAAAGCTTTATCATAATGTTGTTTAAATATATCTATTTCAGATTTTTTATCTGGATTTCTAAGATTAGTAGTTATTTTATTTATTTCTTCTGCAAAAATCATTAACATATTCATAGAACTTATTCTATCTGTATTTACCCGTTTACCAGAATTCGGAGGTGCATATAATAAACATTCTTTAATATACCCAACACTTCTTATTAAATCTACATTTCTTATACCTTCTTCCTTATTATAAGCTTGTTCTAACATCCAAGATATTTGTAAATCAATACCCCAACTATTAGTTCTTATATTAGAATGTATTCCTTTAGATTTATTACCTATCATACCAATAGAAGATATTAAACCATTATCTTTTAATATTTCTGGAGTATCTGCTAATAAATGTAAAGAATTCATTTTTGTCATATATCCATAAAAACCTTTTTTCTGATTTTCATAACATATAATTGCATTGTAATATAAAGCAGCTCTTCTAACTTGTTCATAAAATTCTTCTACTAATCTTGTACGTCCTGTATATTCAAATACTATTCTTCGTGTTATTGTGTTAAATACAAAAAAAGATTGTAAAGAGTTTTTATAATTATAATTACCATCATCATCTACTGGGTCAAATCCACCTATATAAGTATATAAAGGAACATCACCATTAGCATTTTTAACTACTGGTTCAAACATTTCACCACATCCATTTATATTTTCATTTCCTCTAAATGGAAATTCTCTTACAGGTTCTACATCTTCTTGTTTATAATACACATTTCCTTTTTCATCTATTTCAAAAAA